GTATAGGAGATACAGCTCCTTCATCTAAGTTAAGTGTAGCTGGAGGAGTTCAGATAGCAAATGATACGGATGGTGCTTCATCATCTAAAGTAGGTACTTTTAGATATAGAACTAGTACAACAGGATCCTTTGATTATAGTCATGTAGATATGTGTATGCAGGTAGATAAAGTATCTTCTCTTACAGCATACGAATGGGTTAATGTAGTAACAAATAGATGGTCAAATATATAAAAATACATAGAAATAAATATAAAATCATATGCCAACAAAAATAATATACACAGATGACATCCACATAACTGGAGAAATGTTTGATTCCGACGGATCACCAGGACAAGAAGGGAAGGCATTAATAGCTACAAATACTGGTTCTACATGGCAAACGATACCTGCAGGAACACCTATAATCTTAACAACACAAATACTTAATGGTATAGCTGTAAATACTTCAAATACTTTTGCTTCGGTTAATTGTATAGGTGCCCAAAATTTAACATCAGGAGCTACTTGGACTTCTAGTTCTTCCTCTATAACAATACCTTCCACAGGATATTATCAAATATCATTTGCTATAACAACTACTAGTACAGGACTAAGAGCTACAGATGTTTTTACTGTTACTGTAAATGGAACGGCTCAAACAGAAGAATCTAATAGTGCTTATATAAGAAATTCCGTAGGAATAAATGAAGCCGCTTGTGTATTAACAGTAACAAAGTACTTAATAGAAGATGATACATTGGGGCTAGCCTCTAGAAGAGAAGGAACTGTTACTACATCGGGTTCAACTGTTTCAACTCGTTCTGGCTTTAGTATTATTAAGTTAGCACAACCATCAACAACAACCGGTGTTGTATCAAGCGCGGAATCATCAGAGGCAACAAGAAATATAATAATAGGTACCTCAGCAACCCCACCCTCAGTTACTTCAGTAGATGTAAATACTATTTATTTTCAAAGAGAATCATAATGGCATTTTTACAAAGAAATACAACAATATTTTCGGGCACAATTTCAGCTCCTACTATAACAAGAAACATGGTTCTTAATAAACCAAGCGGAACTGTAGAAGGAGATATGATGGTTGCTTGGGTATGCGGAGATTCATCAGTTAGAAGAAATATAACACCTCCATCGGGTTGGAGTGTAATTTATAATCAAAGTAGTCCGGATTTAGGAGGTTCAGCACAACAGTTCGGTTACTATAAAGTAGCTACTGCGTCAGAGCCGAGTACTTATACTTTTGTATGGTCTGGTAGTGGATTGTCGTATAAAGGAGTTCTAACAAGTTATTACGATACAAACGGAACTGGAACTTGGACTGTTTCTAGCCTTGGTGGAGGAAATATGGTAAATTCTACTGGTATTACAAGTTTGTCAATAACAGGTGCTGGTTTATACGTTACTGCTTTTTTAAGTGATGATTCGGATGATCCAGATGGTGATAACTCTCCAGTCCCAGAAATAGCAAGAAGCGTAGGGGATTCTTTAGGTTTTATAACCTACGGAGGAGATTATACCGCTACAAATCATACAATAACACAAGATTGGACGGGTAATAACGATGACAAATACGCAAATAATGTTATCTTTGCTCATCAATTAAGTGGTGACTTAGTTAATAAAATTAGAGTGGGGAGTGCTTATAAAAACATACTTGATGGTTGGGTTGCAGTAGATGAAGGTTTATTTCCTGGATCGGCAACTTCTTGGAAGAAAATAACAGAGGGCCATATAAAGGTGGGTGATGGTCAAAAGGGAACTTGGAAAGAAATATTTAAATCACAATAAAAAATAAAAATTATGACAGTAAATTATTTATGGGATTGCACAAGAGTTGATGCTTACCCAGTAGAAAATGAACATCAGGATGTGGTATATAATGTTCATTGGAATCTTTTAGGAGCTAGCAATGAAAACACGATGCCTAATGGGCAGCCTTACCAAGCCTCAATGGTGGGTACTCAACAATTAGCCTCTCCGGGGCCGGATGGTTTTACCCCGTTTGAGTCTTTAACTAATGCAGATGTTACTGATTGGGTTATAGCTGCAATGGGACCAGAGGCAGTAGCAGCCTTAGAACTTAGTATATTTAACATGATAGAAGAACAGGTTAACCCAACATCTATATCATTAATAGTAGGGCAGCCTATACCACCAGAGGAGGGGGAATAAATTATTAAAAAACATTTTTTATTTAGTATCTCAAATTCATTTAAATATTACGTGGAGTAATTAAACATTTTACGTATATTGGTTTTCAATAAAAAAGTTATAAACAAAATAGGATGTCAAATAAAAAACCTAAATTATTTGTTCATGGTTGTTATATAGGAACAACTGGATTTAATAACCATACTAGAGATTTTTTTAGAGAAGTATCTAAAATATACCAAACAAAAATTAGAAACTTTACTGTTAGTAAAGATTGGGATGGTTTAAAAGATGAACCTTTTAATAATGAGAAATATTTAACCCCTTCAGATAAAATTCTTTTAGATCAACAAACTTATTTTGACAATGAAAGAAAACTTAAGGACTTTCCAATTTATCAAAACCATTTAAATAATTTTGATCATAACCTTAATATAGTTTTAACTGAAGTAAATCATCATTATTTTTATCAAGACTATAAAGGCCCAAAAATAGGATATACTGTATGGGAAACAACTCGTTACCCGGATCAATTCTTTAATAAATTAAAGGAGTTCGATCAAATATGGGTACCATCAGAATGGCAAAAGCAATGTACTATAGAACAAGGAATACCTGAGAAAAAAATAAAAGTTGTCCCTGAGGCAGTTGATTCAAAAGTATTCCACCCAAACCCAGATGTAACTTTACCGGAATATGATGATGGTAGATTTAAATTCACAATATTTGGTAGATGGGATTATAGAAAATCAACAAAAGAAATTATTGAATCCTTTTTAGAAGAGTTTGATAAAGACGAACCTGTAGATTTAATTATATCTATAGATAACCCATTTGCAAAAGATGATTTTGAATCTACTGAAGAAAGACTTAAATACTATAATTTAGAGGACCCTAGATTAAAAATTAAACATTTTCCTACTAGAGAAGAATATATAAAATATTTACAAAAGGGTCATGTATTTTTATCCTGTGCTAGGTCTGAAGGGTGGAATTTACCTTTAATAGAGGCAATGGCCTGTGGTACTCCTTCTATATATTCTGATTGTAGTGCCCAACTCCAATTTGCTAAAGGTAAAGGACTCCCAGTTAAAATAACAGGTAAAAAACCTGCAATAATGGGTGAATATAGTACATTTTCCCAATCTGATATGCCAGGTGAATTCTATACCCCTGATTATGAAGATTTAAAAAAAGTAATGAGAGATGCTTATGAAAATTATGATAAACATAAAAAACAGGCATTAAAAGAATCTAAAGAAATAAGAAATGAATTTACTTGGACTAATATGGCCAAAATTGCTGAAAAAGAAATCGACCATTTAATGAGTAACCTCCCTCCTAATAAAATTGAAATCAGTTTTGAAAATGGTCCTAAAGTAGAAGTTAAAGGCTCCCACAATAAAGATTATAACGTAGAATTTATAGATGGCAGAACAGATAAGATAATCCACTCCTCTACTATCTCAAATAATATGTGGACCAAATGTAATAAGTCGTATTATATCCCTTGGGTAATTAAAATTAATGGTGAAATAAAACATAAACTATATTTAAAAGATCAAACAGTAAAAATATCATTAGAATCTAAATCTATTGGGGATACATTAGCATGGACTCCCCAAGTTTTAGAATTTATAAAAAAACACCAATGTAAAGTAGTATTAAGTACTTTTCATAATGAATGGTTTGAAGGGCTAAAAGAATATAAAGATGTTATTTTTATAAAACCTGGAGAGGGATTTAAGGCTTATGCTCATTATCAAATAGGTTGGTTTAGAAATGATGAGGGTAGTTGGAATAACCCTAATGTTCATCCTAATCAACCCAATACTATACCTATTATAAAATCTTCAACTGATATTTTAGGTCTACCTTATAAAGAAATAAATCATGGAGTTAATTTTACTCCTAAAAAAAGACCTATAAAAGGAAAATATATTTGTATTGCCCCTCAATCTACAGCGGGGTTAAAAGAATGGCCCCACCATTATTGGAGAAAATTAGCTAAAATGATCCATTCTAAAGGGTATAAAGTAGTAAGTTTATCTTTAAGTGGTTTTAAAGGAACTAACATTATAAATAAATCAAAACTTCCTTGGGAAGAACTATTTAATTATCTTTACCATTCTGAATTATTAATAGGTCTAGGCTCAGGTATATCATGGATGAATTGGGCTATAAATAAACAAACTTTAATGATTAATAATTTTATACCTTATGGTTATGAATTTACTAATTATTTAACTAAAGTAGAAAATCATAGTGTATGTAATAATTGTTGGGTAAAAAAAGATTATAATTTTGACCCTGGTGATTGGGATTGGTGTCCTATTCATCAAGGAACGGATAAACAACATATATGTCATAAATCCATTCAACCTGAAAAAGTATTTAATGAGTTTGAAAAACTTTTAAATTTATTAAATAAATAAAATTAGAACACACTTAATAAAAAATAATTAATATTTATAAACAGTAACAACAATGAGTAAAAAAATTAAATTATCAGAAGAAGAATTAAAAGTTCTTAGAGAATATCAAAAACAACAAAATGCAATTACTTTTGACTTGGGACAAGTTGATATCCAAAAAGCATTTTTAGAAGGGCAAAGATCTTCCATTTTAGATGGGTTAGCAGATTTACAAGAAAAATCTAATAAAACAGCTAAAGAGCTTCAAAAGAAATATGGAGATGGAAACATAGATTTAGAAACAGGGGAATTTATTACCCCAGAATAAGTTTTTGAGCCCCTCTTTAATATTTATAATAAAACAATTATTAAAATAATAAAATAAGATGGCAGAAACATTAATATCTCCAGGAGTATTAGCAAGAGAAAACGATCAATCACTTGTTACAGCCCAACCCTTAGTAAGAGGCGCGGCTATAATAGGCCCAACCGTAAAAGGTCCGGTTGAAAAACCAACCTACGTTAGTTCATTTAGTTCATTTCAAGCAATTTTTGGAGGAGCATTAGAAAGTGGATCTACAGATTACACTTATCTAACATCAGTGGCAGCTAATAACTATTTTTCAAGTGGAGGTAGTTCTCTATTAGTAACAAGAGTAACAAGCGGTTCTTTTTCACCTGCTTTATCAACAAACATTGAAAATAATGTTGAAACCGGAGATGGTGGATTAGTAGGAGGTTTAACTCCTTGGACTGGTGGTACAAATACTGGGGATACAATAGGTACATATACTGACGTTGCTTTAAATGGTGCAGGTTCAGGTGCAAAAGCAACTGTAACAACAATAATAAGTGGTTTGTTAGTAGCTACAACAACACCAGTACCAACAGGTGATGGAATTGCAGATGGATCATATGGTAATAATGAAACATCAACCGCAATTACAATTTTGCCTGCTATGACGAGTGGAGTTGCTGAAGGTGGAACTATTGTAATTAGTACAAATGGTGCTGGAGGAATGGATGTAGGTGGTGTATTAACAGCAGGAGGAATTGGATATGAAATTGGTACAACCATTGCATTAGACCAAACTATTTTGGAAGCAGCAGGTTTAACTGCAGGAACAGGAGGACCTATATTAATCACACTAGCAGCAACAAATTTAGGTTCAAAAATAGGAACAGTTTCAGTTACAGCAGAAGGATCAGGATATGTAGCAGGTGGTGCAGTTACAATAGCTGTAGATGCCTTAGCTGTGGGATCGACAGAAGCATCTCACACTTTATTAGACTCAGAAATTGAAAATGCAAATGCCTTTATATTAGAAACACTTTCTGAAGGACTAATTATGAATAATACAACACCTGCAGGAGCCGATTCAGCAGGAACAGAACTACCAGGTGGAGCACTTGCATTAGGTTCAGCAGATAATATTAGATGGGAAATTGCAAGTGTAAATACAGCTTCAGGTGTATTTTCATTACTTGTAAGACGTGGTAATGATAATAGTAACCAAAAAGTAGTATTAGAATCATTTAACAATATTTCATTAGATCCATTCTCTCCAAATTATATTTCAAGGGCAATTGGTGATGTTACATCAAATGTTGTAGTAGCAGCAGATGGGTCAGGAACATATTTACAAGAATCTGGTTCTTATCCAAATATTTCTAATTATATAAGAGTAAAAGAAGTAAATTTTAACACTCCACATTATTTCCAAAATAATGGAGTAGCAAAACCAGAATTTACATCTTCTTTACCAGTAGTAGGCTCAGGTTCATTTGATCAAGCAGTAGGTTCAAACCTTAACTCATTATCATATAACCGTTTCTATGAAGAAATTGATGGAACAAATACACAAGGTTTAATTGGAACAGATTATACAGATGCAATTAATTTATTAGCTAATCAAGATGATTATCAATACAATGTAATCTCAGCACCAGGTTTATATTACTCAAACTATGCTAACCAGTGTAACTTGATTAAAAATAATACTATTGCAAGAGGTGATGCTATTTTCATTATGGATTTAGTTCCTTATAATACTGCAATTAACACTGTATTACAAAATGCATCATCTATAGATACTAGTTATGCAGCCGCGTATTGGCCTTGGTTACAAACTGTTGATCCAAATACTGGATTATTAGTTTATGTACCAGCTTCAACAATGATCCCAGGAGTATATGCATTTACAGATGCTTCAAGTGATCCATGGTTCGCACCAGCAGGTATTACAAGAGGTGGATTAGGTTCAGTAGTAAGAGCTGAAAGAAAATTAACATCAGCAAACAGAGATACTTTATATGAAGGTAATGTTAACCCAATTGCTACATTCCCACAACAAGGAGTTGTAGTATTCGGACAGAAAACACTACAAAAAGCAGCAACTGCTTTAGATAGAGTAAATGTACGTAGATTGTTAATAACACTTAAAGATTATATTTCTCAAATTGCTGATAACTTAGTATTTGAAGCAAATACAATTGCTACAAGAAATAACTTCTTAACACAAGTAAATCCATATTTAGAAAGTGTTCAACAAAGACAAGGATTGTATGCCTTTAAAGTAGTAATGGATGAAACAAATAATACACCGGATGTAATAGATAGAAATGAGTTAATCGGTCAGATTTTCTTACAACCAACTAAAACAGCTGAATTTATTATACTTGATTTCAACGTACTACCAACTGGAGCAACATTCCCAGCATAAAAATAAAAAATTCGAATATTTATAACAAAATAAACATATAAAATGGCAGTATTAAACCCAAACGAAATATTTTTCACCGCTTTCGAGCCAAAACAAAAGAATAGATTTATAGCTTTTGTAGACGGATTTCCAGCATACATCATGAAAGGTGTAGGAGCCGTAACTGTATCACAAGGAACAGTACCATTAAATCATATTAACGTTCAACGTTTTGTAAAAGGTAAAACAACTTGGGGAACAATTCAATTTACATTGTTTGACCCAATCACTCCATCTGGTGCACAATCCGTAATGGAATGGGTTAGATTACACCATGAATCAGTAACTGGTAGAGATGGTTATAGTGATTTCTATAAGAAAGATCTTACAATCAATGTACTAGGACCAGTAGGTGATATCGTTTCAGAATGGATCATCAAAGGAGCAATGATTACAGAAGCTTCATTTGGAGATTACAACTGGGATACTGAAAATGCTGCTCAAGAAATTACAATGACAGTTCAACCAGATTACTGTGTATTAAATTTCTAAAAATTTTACTCACCCCTAATTTCTCAAAAAACGCTTGGCTTCGGTCAAGCTTTTTTGTATATTGAACGTCAATATTAAAAGGGATAGTTCTTTAAACATTTAAAAAGAACAAAATATGGAAAATTTAGAATTTATGTTAGGTGTCCTATCCACAGTAGGTATATTCTTAGTAGGGTATGCTTCGATAGGAGTGTTTAAGTTAAAAACCAAAGTTAAAAATGTTAACCAATCTGTAGATAATGCTTATTTAGCTATGGATGAAATAGGCAAAGATCATTACAATGATATTAATGGTTTGCGATTAGATTACCAAAATCAGGTTGATGAAATTTATAGAAATATGGATTCAAGATTTGATAAGTTTGAAAATAGAATAAATAAATAAATAATAACCGTTTTAAGAAC